GCCGGGTCCGCGGCCTGATCGGCGATCCAGCCGGCGCTGATCAAACATGGTCGGACGATGACGTGCAAACGGCGCTCGACCGGCATCAGACCGTCGTCTGGTATGCGACCTTGCGTCCGGAGCCGACCATCCTGCCGGCAGGCGTCGTCGAGACGCGCGACTACGTTGCTGGCGTGGGCGACTGGGAGGCCGACGAGGTGTTGTACAACGCCGCCTGGCAACCGCTCACGCCAGCGACGGCCGACCGGCTGACCGGCCGCTGGACGTTTGCCAGCCCCGGCCAACCTCCACCAGTCACCATCCTCGGAAAGACCTACGACATCTACGGCGCGTCTGTCGACCTGCTGGAGGCGTGGGCCGGCCAGGTCGCGCGCGCATTTGATTTTTCCAGCGATGGTCAGGAGTTTCGGCGCAGCCAGCAGACCCGCGCGCTGCTGGAGCTGGCGCGCGAGTACCGGCGCCGGCTGCGTCCATCCGTGGCCGTCCAGGCCCGGATCGATGTCAACGAGTGGTGGTGATGTTGTCGCCAGCCGAGCTTGCCAGCATGCGCGCAACGCTGGTCGCCAGCCTGCCGGACACGGCGCAGGTCCGCCGTGCAACGCGCGTGTCGGACGGCATGGGTGGCACGATCGACACGTGGGCGACGGTGGCAACGGTCGCGTGCCGGGTGTCGCCGTCAAACAACACGCCGACGGAGCAGACGATCGCCAATCAGGTCCGGGACCGGGTGCTGTGGACGCTGACGCTGCCGGCTGGGACGATCGTCCGTGCGGACGATCGCATCGTCGTTGGATCGCGCACGTTCGAAGTGCTCGGCGTGCTGGCGCCGAGGAGCTATGAGCTGGCCACGCGCATCGTGGCCGTGGAGGCGTGACATGGATGAGACGGCGCTGCGCGTCATCGTCGTCTACGTGAAAGTCATCGCCGGCGCGTTGGCGGCGCTGGCTGGCGGGTTGCCGATGCTGATCCAGGTGCTGATCGTGCTGATGGCCGTGGATATCGCAACCGGCATCTTGGCGGCGTTCATCCACCGCGAGGTGTCCAGCGACGTCTCCTTCCGCGGCATCGCGCGCAAGGCCATCGTGCTGCTGGTCGTCGCCGCCGGCGCCTGGGTCGAGCCGGTCGTCCAGCTGCCGATTGGCGACGCGGTGGCCGGCTTCTACGCCGTGCATGAGGGGCTGTCGATTTTGGAGAATGTGACGCGCGCCGGGCTGCCGGTGCCGCCGGTGCTGCGCGAGGCGCTGGCGAAGCTGTCGCCAGCGCGCGTCACGCCTTCGGCGTCGCGACCACCGGAGGACCACCGTGGCTAAGTCGCTGGTCGTGGCGACCCTGGTGTTCGATCGCCTGCCGGCGCTTCAAACGCAGCTGCGGGCGCAGGCCAGCGAGGTGGTGCGCACGGCGGCCACCGAGATCGAGGCGCGCGCCAAACAGGTCGTGCCGGTCCGGACCGGCACGCTGAAAAACTCAATTCAGGCTGCGATGGACAGCGTTCTGACCGCCACGGTCGGCACCGACGTGGAATACGCAGCCTATGTTGAATTCGGCACGCGTGGTCGCCCGCCGCGGCCGTATCTTGGTCCGGCGGCCGAGGCCGTGCGACCACGCTTTGTTGCAGCGATGCAGGAGCTGCTGTCGTGATCGAGACGCTCCGGGTCGATCAGTGGTTGTATGGTGTGCTGTCCGGCGACAGCACGCTCAGCGCGCTGGTTGCCGGACGCATCTACAGCGCGCTTGCGCCACAAGACGCTGCGCTGCCATTCGTTGTGTTTGTGCAGCAAACAGGATTTGACGTGCGTGGCGTGGGGCCGTATCGCATCATGACCAGCCTGGTGTATCAAATCAAAACCATCGGCCGGGGCGGGTCGTTCCAGCCGATCGCAGCGATTGCCGACCGGCTGGACCTGCTGCTCCAGGGCGCCAGCGGCAGCGTCGTTGACGGACGTATTTTGATGTGCGTGCGCGAACAACCGTTGGCGTACGTTGAGGTTGAAGACGGCGTCTACTATCGCCATCTTGGCGGCCTTTGGCGCATTCTTGCGCAGGAGATGTAGGAGTTAGGAAATAGAAGTTAGAAAATAGAAGTTAGAAAATAGAAGTTAGGAAATAAAAATGATACACTGTTGCTGCGTTCTTCTTCCTATTTCCTATTTCCTATTTCCTACTTCCTACTTCCTAGGAGGACCGTATGCCTGAAGTTGCTTCTATCACGCGTGTCGTGCAGGTTGGCGTCGAAACAACGCCTGGCACCAGTGTTGCTGCATCAAAACAACTCCGATCGATCGCCATTGACCCGTCCATTCAGGCTGAACTGAAAACGCTCACTGCGCAAGGCGGAAAGTTTCCGATCGCAACGACGCTTGGCAAGGAGTGGATCGAGGCCAAGCTTGGTGGCTATCTGACGTACACCGAAATCGTCTATCTGCTCAGTTCCGTGCTGAAAAGCGTGACGCCGACGCAGATCAGTCCGCCATCAGGCACGGCCTACCGATGGACGTTCACGCCGGCGCAGTACACCGAAGACGCAATTAAAACGTTCACGGTTGAACGTGGCAGTAGCGTGCGCGCGTACAAGTTCGCATACGGCCTGGTGAGCGCACTGTCGCTCAAGTTCGATCGCGAAAAAATCGACCTTGGCGGCACGATGATCGGCCGGTCGATCCAGGACAACATCACACTGACGGCGAATCCGACCACGGTCCCGGTGGTGCCGGTGGTGCCGTCGGCCGTCAGTGTGTTCATGGACCCGACCGCTGCGAACATCGGGACGACGCGCCTGCTGCGCGATTTCACCGCTGACGTCGCAATCGCCGACCGGTTCGGACCGGTGTGGACGTTAGACAGCACGCAATCCAGTTTTGCAGCGCACGTGGAGACGAAACTCAAAGCAACGCTGAAGCTGACCCTCGAAGCCGATGGCCAGGGGATGGATCCCCTGCTGGCGATGCGCGTTGGCGACAAACGTTTCATTCGCATCCAGGCCACCGGGCCGACTATCGAAACCGGCAACGACTACACGTTCCGGCTCGATCTGTGTGGTCTGGTGTCCGACGTTGGTGACTTCAGTGACGAAGACGGCGTCTATGCGATCGAATGGACGTTCGCTGTGACGCACGACCCGACGTGGAACAAGGCACTTGAGGTCCAGGTGGTGAACACGTTGAGCGCACTGTAGGAGGTCGTATGCCGGTTCGACTCAGTCACCTTGCGCAGGACCGGCGCACCTGCACGATCCCGGTCGGCGACGACACGGTGACGGTCACCTACCGACCTGGCGGGGTTACGCCGGAACTCGAAGACCAGCTGCGCACCTGCATGACCGAGCAGCGCGGCGGCGCAGCGCTGGTCGCATTGCTCACGCACTGCCTGGTCGACTGGGACGTGGTCGACGACCGGGGCGCCATGATTCCACCGACGGCCAGTCGCCTGCGCCAACTGCCGACGTTGTTTCTCAGCCGCGTCGTGCAGGCGATCTTGGAGGACATGCGCCCAAACGCTGCGAGCGGCGGGACCTCCGCCGCTGGCTCACCACCGGAGGCCTCGTAGCGGAACCGCCGGATTGGTATCTGCTCATTCGCGCCGCGCGCTACCTTGGCGTCGCGCCGTGGGATTTGGCCAGACAGCCGATCGTGTGGCGCGACTGGGCGCTGGTGGCTGAGAGCGCTGAGCGCCAGGCGGAGGCTGACGCGCTGGAACGCGTCAGCAGAAAATAGGAGACAGGAAATAGGAAATAGGTGTTTGTTCATCGTTTCTATGTTCTATTTCCTGTTTTCTCGTTCCTATTTTCTATTTACTATTTTCTACTTCCTCCCATGGCTATTACGGCAGCAGAACTGCAGGTCACGATCGGCGCCGACACCAGCGAGGCCGACCAGGCGATGCAGTCGGTCTCAAGCCGGTTGTCGTCGTTTGGCACACAGGCCGGGGTTGTCGGCGGCTTGCTCACGGCCGGCATCACGCTGCCGTTGGTCGGCGTCGCAAAGACGGCGCTCAGCACGGCGATCGACTACCAATCGGCGCTGAACATGATGCAAGCCGTGTCTGGCGCAACCGACGCGCAGATGGCCAAGGTTGCCGCCACGGCCACGGCGCTGGGCTCAGACATGTCGCTGCCGGCGACCAGCGCAGCCGACGCTGCGCTGGCGATGGTGGAGCTGGCGAAAGCCGGCTTGTCGGTCGAGCAAAGTATGGCGGCGGCGCAGGGCGTGCTGCAGTTGGCGGCAGCCGGCGGCCTGTCGGAGGCGCAGGCAGCAGAAATCGCTGCGAACGCGCTGAACGCGTTCGGCCTGTCCGGCGAAAAAGCCGCCGATGTCGCGGATCTGCTGGCTGCGGCAGCCAACGCCTCCAGCGCTGACGTCGGCGACCTGGCGGATGCGCTCAAGATGTCCAGCTCCGTCTTTGCTGCCGCCGGCATGCCGCTGGAGGAGCTGGTCGCGGCGATTGGCCAGATGGCCAATGCCGGCATCAAGGGATCCGACGCCGGCACCAGCTTGAAACAAATGCTGTTGTCGCTCCAGGCGCCAAGCGACAAAGCGCGCCAGCTGATGGCCGACTTGGGCATCACGATCTATGATGCGCAGGGGCAGATGCTGCCCCTGCCGCAGATCATCGACCAGTTTTCGACGCGCCTGGCCGGGCTGAGCCAGGAGCAACGCAATGCGGCGCTCGCGACGATCTTCGGATCCGACGCGGTGCGCGCGGCAAATATCGTGCTGATGGCCGGCACCGATGCGCACGCGCAGATGGTGGAGGCCGTCACGCGCCAGGGCGCGGCTGCTGATCTGGCCGGCGCGCGCATGAAAGGCCTTGGCGGCGCGATCGAAGGCCTCAAAAGTCAGATCGAGACGGTGCTGCTGAGCGCGGCGCAGCCATTTCTTGGAACGCTGGAAGGCTGGGTCCGCGGCCTGGCCGATCTGGTGCCACGGATCGCAGCCATCGACCCGGCGCTGCGCACGGCTGCGCTGGCGTTCGCCGTGGTGCTGGCGGCTGCTGGTCCGGCGCTGGTGGTGTTTGGCGCGCTGTCGGCCGCGATCGGGTTGCTGCTGTCGCCGATTGGCCTGGTCGTCATCGCGATCGCCGCGTTGGCGGCGGCGTGGGCGACAAACTTCGGCGGGATTCGCGACCTGACGGCAAACGTGTTTACGGCCGTGTCGAACGCGATCCAAACCGTCATCCGGTTTCTCTCGCCATTCATCCAGCGCGAAATCGGCGTGGTGGTTGGCTGGTGGCAAGCAAATCTGCCACTCATCCAGCGCACCGTGGAAACCGTGATGACGACGATCCACCGGGTCGTCACGAACGTCGTAACCGGTGTGCAACAGATCTGGCAGACCCACGGCACGACGATCACGGCCATTGTGCAAAGCGCGTGGATTCTCATCACCACCATTATCGATACCGCACTGAAGCTGGTGCTGAATCTTGTCACGTTGGTGATGCAACTCATCACCGGCGACTGGCGTGGCGCATGGACCACGATCCAAACGATTGTGCGCACGGTCTGGGACGGCATTGTCACGATCGTCAAAGCGACGCTCACGGGGCTGGTGGCGCTCCTGGCGCTGGCGTGGGCCGGCATCAAAGCGGCTGCGCAGGCAACGTGGTCCAGCATCACGGCGGATGTCGGCCGCGCCTGGGACGCGCTGAAGGCCGTCGTCGGGGCCAGCGCGAGCTGGATCGTGACCACGTTGGCCAAGGCGTGGTCCAGTGTCGCATCCACGGCCGGAAGCGCGTGGCGTGGCGTGGCCGATACCATCTCCGGCATCTGGTCCGGCTTGGTGACCACCGTCCGAGGGTATCTCAATCGGCTGATCGACGCGCTTAACGGGCTGGTGCGTGGCTGGAATGCGCTGCAGTTTCGCATTCCGGGATTTTCGGTGGAATTACCGGCGGTTGACGTGCCAGGCGTCGGCCGTGTCGGCGGTGGCCGCCTCGGCTGGGAAGGGCTGTCGGTGTCGGTGCCAAACATGGCCACCATCCCGAGGCTGGCGGAGGGTGGCATCGTCACCCGGCCGACGATCGCGATGATCGGCGAGGCCGGTCCGGAGGCCGTGGTGCCGCTGCGATCGGCCGGCGTGGCGCCAATCACGGTCAACATCTCCGTTGCCGGGTCCGTGATCGCTGAGCGCGACCTGGCGGCCCGCGTGCGCGAGGAATTGCTCCGGTTGAGCCGGCGCAATTTGTCCGTGGGGTTGGCGTAGGACGGCACGGCCATGGCGTTGCCACAGATCATCGTGGAGATCGCGTTTGCGAGCAATCCGCTGGATCCGCCGGTCTGGACGAACGTGTCGGCGTTTGTGCGCGCGTGTGCCATCCGGCGTGGTCGGCAGCGCGACCTGGATCGCGTGGAGGCCGGCACGGCGACGGTCACACTTGACAATCGCGATCGTCGGTTCGATCCGACGAACAGCGCGTCGCCGTATGCGCCAAACATCGTGCCGATGCGCCGACTGCGCATCAGCGCCGTCTGGCAAACGGTCACGTATCGATTGTTTACCGGCTTTATCGAAGCCTGGCAGCAGCGCTGGCCGGAGGGGCGCGACGCCGTGGTGGAGGTCAGCTGTGCCGATGCGTTCAAGTTCCTGAATTTGTATCAAGTGTCGACGCTGTCGCCGTTCGATGGTCGGCTGGAAGATTCAGGGGTGCGCATCAACCGGCTCCTCACGGCGATCGATTGGCCGGCAGCCGACACATTTATTGACCCCGGCGTCTCCATGCTCCAGGCCGGACAGATCGGCGGCGTGTCGGTGCTGCAGCATCTCCAAACCGTCGTTGAGACGGAGACCGGGTTCTTGTTTGTCGCCGGCAACGGCCAAATCGTGTTTCGGAACCGGCACGCACGCATCCGGCCGAGCCCGACAGCACCACCGGTGTTTGGCGACGGACCAGGCGAGCTGCCGTACGCCGAACTGGTCATCGACGCGACCGACGACCAGCTGTGGAACGCAGTCACGGTCGCGCGCGTCAACGGCACCACGCCGGGACAGGCAACCGATGCGACGAGCCAGACGCGCTATGGCCAGCGCACGCTCAGCAAGTCGTCGCTCTTGCAAACGACCGACGCCGAATGCCAAGCTGCTGCTGAGTATCTTGTGGCGCGCTATGCCAGTCCGCAGCTGGTGCTGCGCACGATGACGCTTGAGCCGGCGATGGCCGACGCGCTGTGGCCCGCGACGTTGGGGCGTGAGCTGGGCGACCGCGTGATCGTGCGCCGTCGGCCGCCAGGAGGCGGCACGGCGATCGAACAAACGTCGTTCGTCGAAGGCATCAGCTGGGACATCGCGCCGGGGACGTGGCGCACGACGTGGCAACTGAGCCAGGCCGATCTGAACACCTATTGGATGCTTGCTGGAACCGATACGGACCAGTACGCACCGTTTTCTGTGTTGGAGCAAACTACGCGTTTAGCGTATTGAGACAGGAAATAGGAAACAGAAAGTAGGAAATAGAAACAATGAACGAACGACTCATTCCTATTTCCTAACTTCTATCTTCTATTTCCTACTCGCAGGAGGTATGGTATGCCGTGGACGCCACCACAGATACGTCCAGTTGGCTATATCATTAAAAAAGCTGACGACTGGGACGTGATCGTAACGGATCTTCAGTATCTCAAGAACATATTGGACGGAACAGAAGGTCAGGACGTCACGCTTGCACAGAAACTTGTGGTGACGCAGGGCTTGACAACACGGCCATACGTCGTCGAGACCGGCTGGCCCGGAACTGGTGCGTTGACGCTGCGCGCGAGTTCAGGGTCGTGTTTTGTAATAAGTCCCGGGACGGGAACGGTGTATCTCCTTGGCAACGCGTATTTTTCCGGCACGGACTGGCTGCGACTCCAAAACGCAAACCGTGCCGCTATGGTTTCAGTGTTCGACGGCTTTGTCCAATTCCGGCAAGCACCGTCCGGGACCGGCCCGATCACCTGGGCCACGGTGCTCACGACCTATCCGTCCGGCGGCGTCGCGATCGGGAACGCGCCGACGGACCCGGGGCAAAACAATGTGATGGTGCAAGGAGGCCTGACGGTCGGGACGAATGCGACGTCGAACGTGCCAGTGAAGCTGTTCGAAACGGTGTTGGCGTCTGCGCAAAGCCCGGTGTCGTTTACATCGATTCCGCAAACGTACCGGCACCTCCAGCTGGTTGTGAGTGCGCGTCTCAACGCGTCGGTCACGGACGCGCCGGTCTCGATCCAGCTGAACGGCGATACCGGAGCGAACTATGCGTTCCAATCACTGACCGTCGCCGGTTCGTCGGTCGCCGGCGCCACCTACGGCACGGCCACGCGCATCGGAATCGGCCGGGCAGCGGGGGCAAGCGCACCGGCAAATTACCGTGGCGCCATGACGGCAACGTTGTTTCATTACACGCAAGCAGCGCACAAGCTGGTGGAAAGCACCAACACACTGGCCACGAGCACAACGGCGATGACGTCCGGGCAGTATTACGGCCTCTGGGC